AAAAGTGGCAAAACTAAAAGTTAGTGGCAAAGTCCACGAGGTCAAGAAAAACAAAAAGGGCGATGTTATTGTTGACCATGCAGGTAAGAATGATCCTAAATGGGATAAGATTAACCTGACTAAAAAAGCTGGGGCCAAGACTGTCAAAGAGGGCGTCAAGGCAACTAAAGAATGGCATAAAAAGAACCCTCATACGAAAGGTAAAAAGTAATGTGTAAGTCATGCGGATGTGGCTGTTCAAAGCCAAACTGTAAGGGTGCCTGCAAGAAGGGCTCTAAGAAGTTATCTCCAAAGCAGAAGAAGATTGCTGGCAAGGCTGGCGACCCAAATAAAATTGATGCTGCTGATCTAGCAGCCCTACGAAAGAAGAAGAAATAATGTGCGCTACATGTGGTTGCCGCTCTAAGAAGGCAGATAAGAAGCAAGACGCTAAGGCAATGAAGGGCATGACTCCAGCTCAAAAGAAGAAGTTTGCGGCTGCGGATAAGAAGATGGACAAGAAGCACCCTACTCGTAAAGAAGACGAGAAGATGGATAAGGCTCTGGCCAAGAAGATTAAGAAAAAGAAGTAAGCTTTAGAGCCCCGAAAGGGGCTCTTTTGCTTTATGATTGCTATTGACGCCGGAGTAATCCGGAACCCTGCTTGTAACACCCTGCATCTTCCTATGGAGGAATTATGATTAGTTTAGCTACTCGGCTTGCTCGTGAAGAGACTGATGCCGATAAACAGGAGTTTGTTCGTGGCTTAGCCAGCCTTAACCAGAACGGTGAAAAGAAAGTCGTTATTGGTTTTGCTGCGGGGTTTTTGCTATCGAAATGGCTCCAGAACCGTGGCTAGTTTTAAAAAAACTTTAAACTCTATAATCATTGCTGCAGAAAAGCAAGTGGTAAAAGAATATACAAAGAACCTTCGTAGCCATGCCTCCTCATATGGTTGGCCTGAAGAAGTTACTAGTAACCTTATGGTTTCCCACGATGGAAATTCACACTCTATCTCATACCCAAAAAGTATTGAAAATGCTGTACTTACATTAGAGTACGGTACTCAGCATGTTCCGCCTTCTCCTGCTTTAAGAACATTTATGTTGGGAGCTAGATAATGCCATTTCTTATTAACGAAGACGAAGCTCTAAAGACGCTACTTCAAGGTATCACCGTATCAGATGGCGGCAATGCTGCCCGCCCTGTTGCTGTGTATTACGGACAGCCTGACAAAGATGTCCGTCAACAAAGCTATCCATATATTACTCTAGACCTAGTAGGCGTTCGTGAGGATACCGAACGTGCTCACAGAGGTGTAGTAGATTTAACCTATACTCCAGAAGGTATGACCCCTCACCTTAACCAAGATGGGTCTTTAAACCAACCTGTTGAATTTCCTATACCTGTAGATCTTATCTACCAAGTCTCCACCTGGTCCCGTCAACCTCGTCATGATCGTCAGATTATGGCTAAACTGTTTGCACCTGGTAGACTACCGTTTAGATTTGGGCAACTACCTATTCCTCAAGATGGTACCAACCGTCGTTTGGATATGTTGGGGTTCTCAAAAAGAGACACTACTGAAGGTGGCAAGCGCCTCTTTAGCAATGTCTATAACATCCGTATAAGCTCTGAACTATTCGTTGATCAACTCACCGCTGTGTACCAGGTAACGGATGTCAATACATCACTTGATTCTCAAACAGAACCGTTTACTACAACCCCGTAAATAATCCGGCCTCACTAAGAAAACAACCTAACCGAAGGAGTAACCCCGAATGGCAAACTTTGCCCGTCCCGGAGTCTATATCCAAGAAGTAGCTCTGCAACAAGCTGTACAGCCTGCAAATACTGCAAACGCTGTCGGCGCATTTGTGGGTGCTCTTCCTAAAGGCAAGACAACTGCACCTGTACTAGTAAGTACTTGGACAGACTTTGTTAAGGCTTTTGGTGGACTAAATGACTCATACCCAACCACTTGGGCTGCCTATAACTTTTTTGCTAATGGCGGCCGTGACCTATATGTAAAGCGTGTTATCGCAACAGGTTCTGCAACAGGTACTGTGGTAATTAATGATGGTACAGGATCTACAACTACAGCGACAGCTACCGTAACAGCGGCATCTGCAACTGGTGGAGTAGTTACCTATACCGCTACAAATACTTTTGCTGCTGGACAGACTGTAACTATTACTGGTCTTTCAACAACAGCATTTAACCTTACAAACGTAGTTATTGCAACTCGTTCAGGATCACAGTTTACTGTGACAAGCGCTGCAACAGGTACCGCTGTAACTGGAGCTTCTGCAACAGCTACTGTCGTAACTACTGTAGCTTCTAACCCAGTCTTTACTGTAAACGCAGTTAGCCCAGGAACTTGGTCTAGCAGCAATTCAGTTAAGATTGTTGCTGCAGGGTCTGCTAACCGTTTTGGTCTAGAAGTTTACCAAACAACAACAAATAGCGGAACTACAACAACAAGCTTGGTAGAATCTTACACAGATCTAAGCATGTTTTCTACAGACAAAAATTTTGTACGCTCAGTTATTAATTCTAACGGTAACTCTGTAATTACAATTCCTAGTGCAGGTTTTGATGCAACTAAGTCTCCAGGAGTTCTTGTAAACCCAGTATCACTTTCTGGTGGTTCAGACGGTGGAACACCTGTACGTACAGACTACTCAGCAGCTTGGACTACATTTGATGCTGTTGTTAACCCATTGGTTATCTACGCACCAGATGCTCCATATGCTGCTACAGGTACTTTAACTGCACAGATTCATGGCGATGCTGTAATTTATGCAGCTGGTCGCACTGATTGCTTTGCAGTAATTGATACACCTTCTGGCCTAGAAGTTGCTGCGGCACAAGATCAAATTACAGCTACAACTGCTATCTTTGCTGGAAGCACTTCAGGAAATATTGCTGCAGCTTACTATCCATGGTACAACATTCCTGATTCAACTAAGAGCGTTGGCGTAACTCGTCTTCAAGCTCCTGGTGCAGGCGTTGTTGGTCAATACCTAGCAACTGATGCAAGCCGTGGTCCATCTAAGACTCCAGCAGGTCTTCAAAATACTATGGCTCTTGCCGTATCTACTGAGCACCTATTTACTAATGCTGAACTTGATGCTATCAATACAAGCGTTGACCCTATCAATGCAATCCGCCAGGTTCCTGGTGCAGGCATTGTTATCATGGGTGGTCGCACTCTTGATAATACTCCAAACAATCGTTATATCAATCTTCGACGTTCTTTGATCTACATCGAAAAGACTCTTAATGATCTAACATCGTTTGCTCTTTTTGAGAACAATGACTCAGCTCTTTGGTCTCAAATCAACACTTCCCTAAACAGCTTCCTTCGTGCTTATTGGAACGCAGGTGGCCTACGTGGAACAAACCCAAGTCAAGCATTCTATGTGCTCTGTGACTCCACTAATAATCCTTTCACCGAAATTCAAGCCGGTAGAGTTAATATTGAAGTCGGTGTTGCACTTGAATATCCAGCAGAGTTCGTTGTCATTAAGCTTGGACAACTAACCGGAAACGCATCAGCGTAAAGGAGATATATAAAAAATGGCAGCCTTTCAAAATCCACTAAGCACCTTGATGACGGATCCAGTCCGTAATTTTAGATTCTTAGTCACATTTAAACCAACAGCTGAATGGAAAGACGCAGCTAAGCCAGCAAAGATGGGGTTTGTTTCTCTATCAGGTCTTAGCGTAACAACTGAACCTATTGCCTATCGTGAAGGTGGATACAATACTAACGTTCACCAGATCCCAGGTCAATCAGCGTTTACACCGATTACTCTCTCTAAGGGAGTTATGTTGGGTCAAGACTCAAATATCCAATGGATGAAACGACTATTCTCAGTCATCACACCTAGTATTTCTCAAGGTGTTGGTGCAGGATTCCGTGCAGACATTGATATTCAAGTTCTAAGCCACCCAAACCCACAAGCAAGTACAGGTGCTGCTACATCACAAGCTCAGGCAGCTACTGCTTATGACCAGCACACATCACTTCGCTTCAAGGTATACAACGCTTGGATTTCATCTCTATCCTACAGCAACCTAGATGCAGGAGCTAATACCCTTATGGTAGAAGAAATGTCTCTAGTACATGAAGGATTTGATGTAGTATACGCAACAGATTACACTCTAGCTAACAGCGCTAAAGAAATTTCTTAATTAAGAATAGGTGAATAAAATGACTACAAATACCGTTATAAATGCGACAACAGATCCTGCTTTAGCAAATGAACTAGCTAATAAAGCTATGAAACCTTCTGATCCGGTGGTGGCTAGTAGTGCCCCTAAAGTAACTACTACGCCACCGCCTGATACAGATGTAGAACTATTGGGTGGGTTGTTAGACCCAATCAATGGTTTTATTTCTACAGCTGAAATTAGAGAGTTAACTGGAATAGACGAAGAGATTATCTCTAAGATTACAGATCCAGGGAAGGCTCTCTTAACTATACTTGAAAGAGCAACAGTAAAGATTGGCGACGAACCTGCAAACAAAGATACATTAGACGCTTTGTATGCTGGTGATCGTGAGCTACTTCTTTTAGCAATTAGAAAAGCTACCTTTGGTTCTGATATTAAACTTGGACCTGGAGAATGCCCTAGCTGTAGCTTTGAACAAGTTTTTGAAATTGACTTGTCTAAGGATGTGCCGCTCAAGAAACTTGACGGAGAGCATAGCTTTACCGTTAATTGTAAGGTTGGAGAAGTGGTAGTAGTTCTTCCTACAGGAAGCACTCAAAAAGCTATCGTAACTTCTACCAACAAAACCTCAGCAGAATTGGATACAATTCTTCTGAAAAACTGTATTGAATCTATCAACGGTATCCCAGTTCTTAGCCTAGATGATGTTAGGAAGCTGAGTCTTAAAGACCGTAGAGATATTCTTCAGGAGATCACAAACCGCAACCCAGGTCCACAACTCAGTGAAATTAAAATCCCATGTCAGTCTTGCGGCACGGAGGTACCGCTTCCGCTAACCCTAGCGGAGTTGTTTCGCTAACGAGATTGACTACGAACTGCTCGTAGATATGCAGGACTTATTAGTCCAGAACTATCCCGGGTGGACACTAAACGAAGTGCGTAATCTTAGTATGAGAGAGCGCATCAATTGGCTAGAAAGAGCTACGGCTAGAATAAGGCGGTGATGTAAATGGCAGAAGCGTTTGGAAATATGGAAAGCCCTTCCGATGCTGAGTCCACCTCTTTTGCATCCATGTCTGATCAAGTTGATTTTGACGGACTACCTAAAAACTTTATTAAGTACTTTAAAGAAGCTAAAAAACTTGTAGATGAAATGGTTGACACATGGTCTAAGGCCATTAAAGAAACCGAAGCTGCTACAAGTAAGATGGGGTCTGACAAACCAGGTGCTGGACGCCTTGGTCTTGGGTCATTTACTCGTGCTGAAAAAGTTGGAATAGGTATTGGCGTAGCCGCATTTGGTGCCAGCACCTATATGAAGATGGCGCCCAATACTATGGCTGCCGTTACACAACGCATGGGTGCAGATACCTACGCTGGCCTAAGCGGCATGTCTTCACGCCAAGCAATCATGCAGGCTAACCAACAAGTAGGTGGCGGAGCAACAAGTGCTATGGGCCCAACCATGGCTGCAATGAACTTGATGTACCAGGGTGGTTACACAGCTAGCTCAATAAGTTCTAGAAACATCATGTCACAAATTGGCGGATTAAGCGCCATGTCTGGTATGAGTAACGAAATGGCTGCTGCAAGCGTAGCCGGTATGAACGGCATGAGTTTCTTACGTGCTGGTATTCAAATTCGTGATCGTCAAGGCAATCTAAAACCACCTAATCAAATTATTAATGATGTATATAGCTTCCTGTACCGTGGTCAAAAGATTACAAAGGAACAAGCAGCTCTTGTATTAAACCCT